TAGCCGCAAGCGCAAGTGGACTCCGGTAGCAGTTCAAAAGGGCAACCTCGTGGATGGTTCTGAGGAATCAATCTACCGAGCCCTGGCTCTCCGTCACCTTGAACTTCCGGTTGCTGAGTTCCTTAAACAAGGCCTGGAAAAGGAACTACCCAAAACTGCTGGTGTTATTGAAGCTCTTCAATCTAATATCCTTGATGAAGAACGTCACGACCAAGCCTTTGAATATGTAGTTGCGGCCCATGGTTCAGACAGTAAAGCTGAAACCGAAGGTCGTCATATTCTCAAGGCGTGGATGGAAGCACCAGAGCATCCAATTCTAAAGGCCGCTATTCTTGAACGCAGTGTCTTCTTCGTCCTTCTTCCCTTCTACCGATTCAACGGAGACATCGGAATTAGAACCACGGCAGCCGATGTGTCAAGGGACGAACAAACCCATGTCGCGATCCACTCGATGGTCTGTTCAGAGCTGGGCCTCAAGTCCACACCAAGCCTCAATCGCCTACGTAGAGCGACTGTGGGATGGGTAGTAGATGGACTGTCTGCCAGTTCAAACAAGTACCTTGATAAGGATTTCTGGCTGAGCCAATCGGATTCCCTTTATGAGCGCGGTAAAGCCCCAGGCCTTGCCGACACCCAACGTGCTCGAATGCCCGCGTTCTTCGAGGCGGCCAACACCGATCTTCCACAGTATGGCTAGTCCCTTTCTTGACGAAGACACCCTGCCCCTGACCCGCGTGGTTGGGGGCAACGTTGATCTGGATAAGCTCATTGCTGAACTAGATCACATGTATCCAGACAATTATCCTGATCACGAGATGACACCTTGGGAGGCAGGACGGATGGCTGGATGTATTGAAGTTATCCGACATCTCAAAGCAAAAAAGGAGATTTAATCATGTGTGTTGGTGGTGGCCAAAGACAAGCTCATCATGCAGCTGAAGCGGCTAAGCGTGAATCTGCAGCTGCAATTTCTCGGCAAGAAGTACTGTATCGTGACGAGATGGCGCTGATGCGTCAACAGGCGGAGCAGAACCGTCCTGTGCCTCCCCCGGTTCCTGTTGGAATCAATGATCCAGCTGCTCGCATTACCTCAAAGCGTAGCAAGCGTTCTACTCAACGTCAGGCTGCTATGGGTGCTGCTGCCCTCCGTATTCCTACTGCTGGTATTTCTACTGGTGGTGGAACTGGAACTCCTGCTGCTACTGCTGGTAGTTCTGTCAAACTTAATATTGGTTGATCATGGAAAATCAGTCCGCCGCGTCTCGCTACGCAAGGCTAGCCAGTGATCGGACGATCTTCCTTGATACTGCCAGGGATTGTGCCGAGCTGAGCCTGCCCTATCTCCTGACTCGAACAGGAGTTGTCAATGGTCAGAAACTTACCACCCCATGGCAATCGATGGGCGCCAAGGGTGTTAATGTGATGGCCTCGAAGCTTATGTTGAGCTTGTTCCCTGTGAACACAACATTCTTTAAGCTTCAGATCAATGATGGCAAATTGGCTTCGGACCCAAATCTTGACGCTAAGATCAGATCTGAGATCGACTTGAGCCTCTCCAAAATGGAGAAGGTAGTCATGCAAAACATCGCTGAATCACAGGATCGTGTGATCCTACACCAGGCGATGAAGCACTTGATTGTAACCGGGAATGTCCTGGCATACATGGGTTCAAAAGGGGTAAAGATTTATCCTCTCGACCGCTATGTGGTTGTACGAGATGGAGAAGGTCAGCCCACTGAGATTGTTACGGTTGAATCCATCAATCGTCAATTCCTTCCAAAGGAGTTTCAAAAGACCAGTCAGAACATTAATCGTGTAGATGACAACACCTCCACACCTTCTGTTGATGTAACTGTTGGTGAGGATGAGGTTGCTGTTTATACGTGGGCTAAGCTTCAAGATGGTCAATGGCGTTGGCGTCAAGAAGCCGATGATATGATCATTCCCGATTCAATGGGTAAGGCCCCCAAGACTACAACCCCATGGCTTCCTCTTCGCTTCAATGTTGTCGATGGTGAAGACTACGGTCGTGGTCGTATTGAGGAATATCTTGGAGATCTTAAGTCTCTTGAAGGACTCATGCAAGCAATGGTGGAAGGTTCCGCTGCTGCTGCTAAGGTGGTCTTTCTGGTATCTCCTTCTGCTACCATTAAGCCTTCTGTTTTGGCGAAGGCAGGAAATGGTGCAATCATTCAAGGACGTGCTGAAGATGTAACTGCTGTTCAAGTTCAAAAGCAGGCAGATTTCGCTTCGGCGTTTCAAATGATTACCTCCTTGACGCAACGGTTGTCGGAGGCCTTTCTTATTCTGTCTGTTCGTCAGAGCGAAAGAACAACCGCTGAAGAAATTCGCGCTACCCAACAGGAACTTAACGAGCAACTGGGGGGAATCTATGGTAATCTTACCTCTGAATTGCTGCGCCCCTATCTCCAACGTAGGCTATTCCTGCTTCAACGTTCTGGAGATCTGCCGAAGCTTCCTAAGGGTGTCGTATTCCCAACCGTAATTGCTGGCCTTGATGGTGTTGGCCGTGGTCAAGACCGGGAATCTCTAATGATGTTCCTGTCTACCGTGGCTCAAAGCCTTGGGCCAGAAATGGTGATGAAGTACATTCATCCTGATGAAGCAATTAAACGCCTTGCAGCAAGTCAAGGCATTGATCCACTTAGTCTGATCAAGACCAAAGAAGAACAAGCTGCAGAGCTACAGTCGCAACAGGCTCAAGCAATGCAAGGTTCTATGGTTAATCAGATGGGTGATCTTGCCAAAGCTCCGCTGCTTGATCCATCCAAAAACCCCGAAGCATTAGATTCGATTCGTAATGTCGCCGCAAACTTCCAAGAAGGAAACATCTCCTCTCCAGTCATCCCCGCAGCCGGAGCTTGAAGAAGAACTTCAGGAACTAAATCCTGAGGACTTTGAACTTCCTGATTCCATTGAACTGACTACTCGTAAAAAGTATGCGGGTAAGCCTAAAGTTCGTGCTAACACTTCCCGCCCACAGGTAGGAAGTCATGGACCCAAGATCTCTACTCCAACCTTTGGCACCGTTCGCGGTGAATACAACTGATCCACAACCCAACCACCATGCCTGAAATTACGTTTGATTCCACTGATGACCTCGACCTTACTGAGGCTCGTCAAACCAACGAAGCACGTCTTCTTGAGATTGGAGATAAACTTCAAAACGAAGAGGATGCTCGTGAACAACGCAAGTACGATCAAGCCCGAGAGGATGCTGAATCAGAACTGCGGTATGCTGGTAAGTTCAAATCTGCTGAAGATCTGGAGAAAGCATACAAAGAGCTAGAGAAGAAGCTTGGTCAGAAGGAAGAGCCTGCTTCTGAGGAAGAGCCAGAGTCAGGGCAAGAGTCGGAGCCAGAGTCAGAAGAGGAAGTTTCTGAAGAGTCTGAGGAAGTTCAAACTATTCTAAAGGCGTCGGAAGAGTACTACTCCAACGACAACCAGCTCAGCCCTGAGACCCTCCAGAAGCTCAAGGAACTGCCCTCTGAAAAGCTGGTAGAGGCTTACCTGGAACTCCAAAAGAACGCCCCTCCTGTGGCCGCTAAGGCCCTCTCCGAGACTGATGCACAGGCCATCGTTAAGTCCGTTGGTGGTGAAGAGGCCTATGGTCAAACCCTGGCCTGGGCCTCTGAGAACCTTTCTCCTGCTGAGGTTGCTGCCTACGATAATGTCGTGAACAGTGGCAACAAGGATGCTATCTTCTTTGCTGTTCAAGCTCTCAACCAGCGATACAAAGATGCTGTTGGGTTTGAAGGGCAGCAGGTGTCCGGCAAGGCCGTACGTAATAACGTAAAAGGTTTCCGTTCACAAGCCGAATTGGCACGGGCCATCTCTGATCCTCGCTATCGGAATGACCCCGCCTATCGCATGGACATCGAAACAAAGCTGGCTGCAAGCGGCGATCTGCTCTAACTGATCGTGGGGACTGCAATGTCCCCCTGCCAATTGAGGATGGCAAACCTCGTTAAAAACCTAGTCATGACTGGAGTATTGGCCCACTGAGGTGGATACCCAATACAAAGGACGTATTGCCCAAAAACTGAATACTTCGAATTCGAATAAAAACCAAGTACTTGGAAAACTGATAACTTTCTTTTTTCCTTAAACCAATGACTGCAACTCTTACTCAGCTCGGCCAATCTAACAAGGCCGGCGATACTAAAGCTCTTTTTCTGAAACTGTTTACGGGTGAGGTCTACGAGGCCTTCCGTAATGCTACGATTGCAAAAGGACTGGTTCAGAACCGGACCCTGCGCAACGGCAAAGAAGCCCAGTTCATTCACACCGGCCGCATCCAAGCTGGTTTCCACACCCCCGGTACTGCTATCCTTGGTAGCGGCAACCCTCCTGTGGCCGAAACCACCATCGCAATGGATGACCTGCTGGTTGCCAGCGCGTTCGTTTATGACCTGAACGAGACCCTGGCCCAGTACGACATTCGCGGCCCCATCGCCCGTCAGATCGGCCAGAGCCTGGCTGAATTCTATGACCGTCGCGTGTTCCGCGTTCTGGACCGTGCCTCTGGCCTGTCCGCTGCTGTGACCGGCGAGCCTGGTGGTTTCCGCGTGAACCTGGGTCTCAACAAAGAGTACGATGCTCAGGCCCTGGTTGACGGCTTCTTTGAAGCTGCCGCCCGTCTCGATGAAATCGCTGCTCCTAAGGATGGTCGTGTGGCCGTGCTGGCTCCTCGTCAGTACTACGCCCTGATCAGCCAGGTGGATACCAACATCCTGAACCGTGAATACGGCAACACCCAGGGTAACCTGAACAGCGGTGAAGGTCTCTACGAGATCGCCGGTATCAAGATCTACAAGTCCAACAACATCCCCTTCCTTGGTAAGTACGGCTCTGCTGCTGGTACTGCCATCGATGCGGCTGCTGTGACCGGTGAGAACAACAACTACGGTATCGCTACCGACTTCACCAACAGCTGCGGCCTGATCTTCCACCGTGATGCTGCTGGTGTTGTGGAGGCCATCGGTCCCTCCGTTCAGACCACCGGTGCCGATACGAAGGTGATCTATCAAGGCGATGTTATCGTCGGTCGCCTCGCATACGGTGCTGGCCCTGTGCGCGTTTCCTGCGCCGGTGCCTTCCGTAACGTGGCCTGATTTCTTTGGGGACTTCTTCGGGGGTCCCCTCCCCTTTTTTACCTGCTCAATCAATGACTACCAAACTACAAGCAATCAACCAGATGCTTTCTGGTATTGGGCAGGCACCCGTGGTGTCTCTCGATATTGCAAATCCTGAAATTGCTCTTGCTGAAACCGTACTTGATTCGGTCAATCGTGAGGTGCAAGGAGAGGGGTGGCATTTCAATACTGAGGTGAACTATCCGTTTACTGCTGATGTCAACGGGGAGGTTCTGGTTCCTCAGAATGTGCTACAACTTTCCGATAACAAGATCTCCAATGTCCAGAAGTACCAGACCGTACTGAGGGACGGTAAACTTTACGACAAGGTAAACCACACCTATACCTTTACCGCAGGCAGCACTATTAAGTGTGATGTTGTCTGGTTCTTTAACTTTGAAGATCTTCCTCAGGTCTTTAAGGATTACATCACTCAGCGCTCTGCTCGTGTCTTTGCTGGACGTGCCCTTGGTTCCCAAGAGATGGTAACCTTTAACGTTCAGGATGAGGTGTTGTTGCGGGCGAATTGTATTGCCTACGACACTGACACTTCGGAAGCCAATATCTTTGGTCAGGAGAACGGTCAGAACTTCTACATCTCTTATACCCCCTACCGAGCTATTGCACGATAATGGCTGCCATCTCTCAGAAAATTCCTAATCTAATTGGTGGTGTATCTCAGCAGCCTGATAGTCTCAAGCTCAACAACCAACTGAGAAGTTGCACCAATTACTATCCAGACCCTACCTTTGGTTTGGCTAAACGGCCAGGCCTTCGTGGTATCAGGCGTCTGACAAATGCTACGGCAAGCGGTACGTGGTTTACCATCTTCCGAGATGAGGAAGAGAAGTACATTGTTGAGTTTACCAAAGCTGGTGCTCTACGCATTTGGGACGCCAATAGCGGCATTGAACAAACTGTAAACGCAACTGCTTCCACCTACGCAGCACATACAAACGCAGATGATCTTGCTATCTTGCAGATTAATGATTACACGTTTGTGCTTAATCGTAAGGTTGTTGTAGCAGAGAACGCTGCAGATCTGAGCCCTACGGTGAATCCGTTTGGTTTTATTTCCCTTAACAACATTGCGTACTCTACAACTTACACTGTTATTGTTGATGGTGTTAGTTTTAGCTATAACACACCCACTACCTCAACGACAGCTCTTAATGCTGCGGACATCCTAAACGGTTTGGCTGGCTCTATTAACGCCAACCCTGCCTTTGTTGCTACAGTTGTCGGTAGCTCTATTCATGTTCGTCGAGCTAACAACGCTAACTTTTCCTTGGAAGCGCGTGGTGGTCAGACTGGCACTGCAATTCAAGCCTTTAAGGGTGTTATCAGTGTTGTGTCTGAACTGCCAACTCAATTCCTTAATGGATCTAAGATCAAGGTTCAGGCTTCTGAAAACTCAGATGGCGATGACTATTGGGTAGTCTTTCAAACAAGTAATGGTGGAGCCAGTGGTACTGGTTCTTGGGAAGAGACTATTGCTGGTGGTATTGTTGAAACCATCAACGAAGCGACCCTTCCTCACGTAATCATTCGTGAAGCCAATGGAACCTTTACCTTCCGTAAGCTAGACGAAGCTTCAGCAACAGCAACCCCCTCCACATCTTCGGTCAGTGGTGTTCCTCAAACAGTATCCGTTCTAAGTTCTGGCAATGGACGATATGCTGTTGGCCAAAGCTTCCCTGTTTATGGTGGCACTGGTCTGAACCTACGGCTTAAGGTAACAGCAACTCGAACAGATACTACAACCACTAACTTTGCTTGGGCTCCTAGTCCAACGGATTATGTTGAGCGTATCATCTATACCTCAGGCAGTCAGCTTTATCGTTGGTATCGCAATGGTGAGGTATTCCAAACTACGAGTTCAGACGCTTCGTTTGACATTGGCAACAACACCTATTCCGTTCTTGGCGCTTACAATACAGTAGCTTCAGGCGATCCATCTATTGCTTTGAGGCAGCAGGCTGGTCTGCGCATTGTCACCACCACCACAGGTGTCATTGATTCAGTTGAAATCAGTCGAGCAGGCCGAGCATATACTGCTTTGGATACGGTAACTAACCTTGAAGGTGATACGTTCCGCGTACTGACAGTTGCCACCGTTACTCTGAACGTGGATGCAGTTGCCAAGCAGTTCTGGAAGCCCAGAGAAGTAGGTGACAATACAACCAATCCAATGCCTTCCTTTGTCGGTAACCCCATCCATGGAATTGCATTCTTCAAGAACCGATTGGTTTTCATGTCAAATGAAAATGTAATCACCTCTCAAGCAGGAGACTACTTTAACTTCTTTGCTTCTACGGTTCTTACGGTTGTAGCTAGCGATCCAATCGATCTTTCGTCTGGTAGTCTACGTCCAATTGAACTGCGGCACTCCATTCAAACTACTCGTGGTTTGGTTCTGTTTGCAGACAATGCTCAATACATTCTAGAAACCACAACCGAAGCATTCTCGGCAGCTACTGCTGAGATCAACTCTGTGTCGTATTACAACCAGAGTCCTCGTATTGCTCCGATTGATACTGGTCCGAGTATTGTATTCCTTGAAGAAAGTGACACCGCAGCACAGGTGTTTGAAATGCTTGTTGGTGAAGCAGTTGGTTCAAAGCCTGCTGTTGTTGAACTGACACGTATTATTCCTTCCTATATTCCCTCGGATATTAAGGAACTGAAGATTACCTCCTCTGCCACCACCTTCATGCTCACCACCTATCGTGAGCCTAATGCTATCTATGTGTTCCGCTTCTTCAATGATGGAGCTGAACGGCGGATGGCCTCTTGGTTCAAATGGGTAGTAAGTGGTGATGTAGAGATGATCGAGTTCAACCATGACCAGCTTTACATT